AAACCGCCGGCGGATACCGATGGGCCTACGCCTAACGCAACATTTGCACTTGTTTGATTTGCAAGGTATAGTTTCTAATGATTTTATAGACACTAGATGTTGTATGTTGGCGGCACCTATGGAAACAAAGACTTTAAACGTTGATATTCAAAAGGCCGCCAACGGTAAGGACGCTGTCTTTGTGGTTTCTTCAGTGAATCCCGATCGTGTTGGGGACACCTTTTCGCCCGCTACTTTAAAGAAAATTGCCGACACAATGACAAAGGTTGTTGCGCTGTGGAACCACAAGCAGGACCAGGTCTGTGGTTATTTTTCTGACTTTTCATATTCCGGCGGAAGGTTGGTTGCGTCGCTAAAACTTGCTGACACCAACCTAGCGAAAATGATCCGGGCGTTGCTAGACAGCGACGTTCCGCTTGGCGCTAGTCTAGGCTTTCGCGCCGAAAGCAGAACAAACCGCTATGGCGGAAGAGAGTTTAAAGGCGCTGTTGATCTCATGGAAATTTCCGTGGTGTCCACGCCAGCCAATTCCGATGCTGTATTGCTCGCCAAGCAATACGGGTACACATCGGAAATCTTCGATAAATCCGGCGAGGGTGCTTCACAGCCGCCCGTTAGTTGGAAGGCGGTCGAAGACGGTATCAAGGCAACCGAAAAAGCCGAAACCCTGAAACGTTTATCTCAATCACTTGAAAGGATCGACACATGTCTATCGCAGTGAAAATTGAGCAAAAGCAAGACCGCCTAAATGCAATTAAGGACCGTCTTGTGGAGCTTAAAGGCCTTGTAGAAGAGGCCAATGAAGAACTTAATGAAGAGCAGGTTTCTGAAATCGACGCTTTGTCCGACGAAGAATCTTCTGTGATTAAATCCATCGAAAGCCTTCGTAAGATTGAATCTGGCCTTGCCGCTAAAGCAGAGCAAACTTCAATTGCAGCCCCAGCTCACGTCAAGAACGTAAGCAAGTCTGACGACCAAGACGTAATGTTCAAAGGCATTGTCTCCCAGGTAATGGCGCACATTAACCGCCAGCATCCTGTTGACATGGCCAAGTCATTGTATTTTGGCGATGACCGTGTGGAAGCTGTTGTGAAGTCTGCAGTAGCACCTGCCAGCACCGACGTGCCTGGTTGGGCCGGAGACCTGACCCGCACAGGTTACGAAGCATTCTTGGAAGACCTTCGCGGAGTTTCTGTTTTTGGTGGGCTTCGCGGCACATCAACAAACATGAACTTTGGCAACCTGACCTCAATTAAAATTCCGCGTCGTGACCTTTCCGGCACGAACGGAACAAGCCTTGCTGGTGCATTCACTGGCGAATTGGGTGTCATCAAGGTTGGCAAAATGGCGCTCTCAAGCACCACGCTTAACCGCTACCGCATGGCTGTAATTTCAGCTGCTTCGGAAGATGCTTTGGCCCTGGCAACCCCAGACCTCGAAGCTCTTATCCGTCGCAACATGATTGCAGACACAGCCCAGGCAATCGACACTGCCCTGTTGGATAATTCCGCAGCGGTAAATGGCGTTCGCCCGGCTGGCTTGTTGAACGGTGTAACCGCGACCGCATCATCTGGTGCAACTTCTGCGGATATTATCACCGACATCAAGGTGTTGTTGAATGCAATGACAGCATCAAACCTTGGCGCACGTCCTGTTCTAATTATGAACAACGCGCGTCTTTTGGGTCTGTCAACAATCACCAACGCGGTCGGCCAGTTTGCTTTCCGTTCTGAAGTTGCTTCCGGCACATTGCTTGGCGTCCCTGTGATTGCTTCGTCCTATGTGCCTGCAGGAACTGTTGTGGCTGTTGATGCTGACAGCTTTGTGTCTGCGCAGTCTGCGCCTGAGTTTAAAATCTCAGATCAGACCGTGTTGACCATGGCCGATGCTTCTGGAACGACGGCACCAACGCAAGCTGGTGACGCAAGTGATTACACCGGCGGCGACATTAGCGGCAACGCTGATCAGGTCCTGCCAAAAGGTGGTATCATTGTGAACGGCAACGGCACGGGCGCACCGTCCGGCACAGCGGTTGCTGGCTATCAAGCCATGTCAATGTATCAGCAAGCTGCGGTTGCCATCCGCATGCAGGTTGGTTTGTCTTGGGGCACAATGCGGGCCGGTTCCGTTGCAGCCCTTAGCGGCGTTGCCTGGTAAAAAATACTGGGGCGGCTTAGGTCGCCCCTTTTAACATTAAGGATTTGATGATGTTTATTTGGGACGGCAAACAATTCAAAGAGGTGCCCACCGCAACAGGCAGCAAGCTTGTGGCTGAAGGCAAGGCGATTGATATGTCAAAGCATGACGGCTCACATGTTGAATCTCTTGAGCGTATGTTTGACCGACCATTTTACAAAAACAAAATGATGACCACAAAAGCCGAAGAGCCTAAAGAACAGGCGCCGGCAAAGAAGCCGACAAGAAGAGCAAAGCCAGCAGTAAAGAAAGCTTGAGCCAATGCCAGAAAAGCAAACGGGCTTATTAAGCCGAATAAAGAAAAGCTTGGGATTTGGCGGCACCGCTTATCACCTACCCGTCACTGGCGGGTATTTGCCTTCTGAATGGGGTGACAATGCTTGGAACTGGTGGCAGCAAGGCCTTGACCCGATTCAGGGTGGCAACAATGCGATTGTCGCTTCTTGTGTTGATGCTTATGCACAGACTATAGCATCGCTCTGGGGTCAGCACATCCGCGAGGAATCCACAGGCGGAAAGACAATCATCACATCATCCGCTTTGAGTCGCGTACTCCGCAACCCTAACGACTACCAAACCCGATCTGACTTTATGCTTAACATTGTCCATGATCTTTTATACACGGGCAACGCCTACGCCTTGGCCCGGCGCAATGATCGTGGTGAGGTCGAAAGCTTGCACATAACCCCGTCGCGCGGCGTTCAGGTTTATGTTGAGCCTGAGACTAAGGCAATCTTCTATGCATTATCCAACAATGAAATGGTTGATGACTACAGCAACCTGAGCATGCTTGTTCCATCTAGGGATGTTTTGCATATCAAGCTTTATTCACGCCGTGGGAATCCGTTGGTTGGTGTCAGCCCATTAGAGAATCTTGCTGCAACCTTGGCCGCTAACAACGCAATCAGCCAGACCGCTGCGGCATTCTTTAACAATCAGGCGAGGCCCTCCGGCGTCATCACCATTGACCGCGAAGAGCCTTTGACAAAAGAGCAAATCACATCGCTACGCGCCGCTTGGGCAAACCAAAGCAAAGGCATGAGCGCAGGCAATGTGCCTGTTCTAAACGCTGGCATGAAGTGGCAGCCAATGGGCATGACATCACAAGACGCGCAGCTTATCCAAGCCTTTAACATGGGCAAGGAAACAATCATGCAGGCATTCCGCGTGCCGCCTGCTTTGCTTGGCGACCAAACCGCAACATACAACAATGCGGAGACGCTTGTCTCACAATGGTTGGCAACCGGGCTTGGCTTTATGATTGAGCATATTGAGCTTGCGTTTGATAAGTTCTTTAAGCTTGGCCCTAATCAGTTTACCGAATTTAACACCGACAGCTTGCTGCGCACCGATTTTAAAGGCCATGTTGATGCGGTTGTGTCCGGCATTAATGGCAGCCTGTTTACCCCTAATGAAGCGCGGGCACGTCTTGGCCTTGCGTCTGTTCCTAACGGTGAAACTATCTATGGGCAACAGCAAGTTGTTCCGCTTGGATATCGCCCTGAACTAAATGACACGGCGCCAGAGCCGGTTTCGCCACCGCCAGAGATTAATCCTGAAGAGGCTAAAGTATACGCATTAGCGGCAATCAAGAAGGCAATGATAGCATGACAGACAAAGTAATCTTTGAGGCGATTGGCGAAATTCTGCGTGAAGAGAAAAGCGCCACCGACCAGCGCATTGCTGAGGTTAAGGATGCGATTGAGAAGCGCATTGCTGAATTACCTGCGCCCAAAGACGGGCAAGATGCCGACCCTGTTGTTGTTAAGAATCTTATTCTTTCCGATGAGGAGTTTCTTGCAACACTTAAAGGCCAGCC